GGTGATGCTGCGTTTGTTGATGCCAATGTACCAGCAAAAGATTGAATCTTTCTAGTTCCCATTGATACTAGTTGTCCAGTTGAGTTAACTGAAAAACCAGTTTCTGTGATCACGCCAGTAGAAGCTGCTTTGTTAATTACGTTAAAGCCACCTTCTGATCTGACCGGACCACTAAAAGTTGTATTTGCCATATTAATATCCTCCTAGATATTTTAAATGTAGTCCCTAGGGATGTCGACTATACGCGTCTACATTTAATTTATTTTAATTTGTATAGTGTGACTTTTGTACAACAGTTTTTAGTAGAGCGCAAGAGGGCCTGTGATGTGGATTGGATTTTTCCAACGATGTAGCTTTTTATTAAGTAGCTACAGAAACTTCGGGCGCAGCATCGTCTATTTTATTTTGCAGTTGTTCTTTTCGAGCTTCTGCAAGTTTTATATGGCTAATTACTTCTCTGACAGCTCTGTCAATTTTAACCATATTGAGAGTATATCTACCCTCATTAAGATGCTCCTGCTCCCATTCTAGGTCCAGACCTCTTTTCTTCGTGTAAAGGTCGTTTAGATGTTGTTGCATCTCCATTTATAACCTCCTCATAGGTTATTCTGTTTACTCTTGGATCATGCATTTCTCCAAGAGACTCCCACTTTATATCATTTTTTCCTAATTTGTCAATGATAGCATTTTCTATATCTAATGGGCCATCCTTACATTCAACGTTAAAATCTGCGTACATTCTGTAAGCACGTATTTGAACTCTAAATTTTGTCATATTTCTACTTTCTAATTAGATTGTGGCGAGACTTTGTCCCGCCACAAAATTATTAAGATTACGCTCCTGGTGATCCGAAAATACCTCTAGGGTCTGAGAATCCAAAAGAATATCTCTCTCTAGCTTTGTATCTTACGTTTCCAGTTTCGAAGTCACCTTCCATTGCAGTTTTGATTGGTGCTCTAACGAACATTTTTAATCCATTAGGAACATCAGTCTTAATGAAAAACGCGTCAGTATCAGTTAAGTAGTGGTTTACTACATAACCTTGTGGGATCATTCCCATGTTACCAACTGCGTTGATATCATTATCTGCAGTGCCAGTTCTACCTTGAGACTTCATAAGTCTCTCAGCAGTAAATTGAAGCGCAGAAGGAATTATCATTTTAACTCCTTTAGCTGCAATTTTTAGACCTCTTTCATCAGTCATTGCTGCGATGTCAATTAAAGACTGCTCTAACGAAGTTTCGTTTAAGTCAGCTGCAGTTGACAACTCATTTTTAAATGTTCCAGCAACAATCGGGTGGACAGCTGAACATAGTTCAACTCCATCTCCACCTGTGAAAGATGAATCAAACGCGTTGTTTAACACGTTAGCACCTTTTACCTGCTTAGCATTTGCCATAGATCTAGCTAATGCTTTTGTATATCTAGACGCAAGTCTGTCATACAAGTTATCTTCAATCGCTTCTTCAGTGATTGAGAACGCTAAAGCAAGCGTTTCGTGAGTGTATCTAGCAGTGAAAGATTCTTGTGCTGTATCAAAGTTTACACTTGATCCTTCAGGTTTAACTGAAGCATTAGCGAAACCAGATAACATTACTTCTTCTTCAAAAGCTCTGTCAGAATTTTCGATATCGAAAATTTGAGTATGCTCATCTGCGTAGTTTTTATATTCCAGGCCGAACAGGGCGTTCAATCCTGGCTCTAGTTCTTTAACTAGTTGTGATCGTGATATAGCCATAATTTATCTCCTATTCTATTATACGCCTGTTGTTAATTTAAACACGTGCTCACCAGTGTTGAATACAACATATGCATTTGCATTTGCTGATGATTCATCACTGTTTTCCGGGTCTTTTGATATACCGATTTGTTTGAAACCACCTGATGTTCCAGAAGTCGATGTATCTAACTCTGAAGTTGATTGTCCAGTAAGAGTGCTTCCACCCGTTCCGACAAAATCAAATGCAGAATTGTTCATAGCTGATGTTCCAGCTGTGCCACCATCTGAATCATGCTGTACTTCATACACAATGTATGGATCTACATGCACTGAAGCTTTAATATCAGAAGCGTTTGTGCTTGCTGGATAAAAAGCTTTAAAGGTTGGTTTACTTGTTGATGGGTCAGTGAAAAACACACCAGCGAAAACACCTAATTGTTGAGTGTCCCCAGCTGCTGCTTGTTCAATGCCACCTGCTGCTACTGCTTCAACCACTTGTCCAGTATAAATACTAGTTCCATGGTTTGCCGCTATAGCATATTCTTCCGTTCTAATTTTTCCACCTGTCAAATGTCTTGTAGGTCTGAAACCGAACGCTGCGTCTTTGTTAGCCATAGTTTTATCTCCTTATGTACCTGCCCCGAGGGGCTTCCGGTACGGTTTAATTAAATCGTTGGTTTCAAATTGTTAAAAAATTAACTTTTCTTGTTACCACCGAAGGTTACACGAGTCTGTCGATCATTATTGATCGGCATACTTGGATGCTGTTCCTTCATCAAGTCATTATCTATCGCGTCATTTCGATCTTGAGTTTGTTTTTTAAAGTACTCTTCGCGCGACTTAACAACTTCATTCGGTATCCTTGCCAGCAAAAGGCCGCCAACTCCGATCACCCCCTTGTATTTACCGTCTTGCACTGTTGGATAGTCTACTTCAGAATATTCATCAGCTCTCACTAATTCAAATCCTGATCTCAACTTGGCTGACATATTTGATGAATCATCAAAACCCATCGATTCAGCTCTTATCCACCTATGCTTATAACCATCCGGTGCAGGTGGTGCATCTAAAGATGATGGTGGAGTCCAAACTTTTTTCTGTTGTTTAACTTTAGTTTGGCTCGCACGGGAGTCTATTTTTTTATTTGTCATATGCTTATCTCTCCTTCGTGATATTTAATTGTTTCGCATAAAGTTCAAGTGGCACACCTAATTTTTTAGCAATTGTTACTTGAGACGGCGTGAGTCTCACTGTTTTGCGACTAGTATTTACACTTCGCTTTGCTGAAGCTACTGTTTGTGTAGGTTTAGTCGTTTCCGTTGTCTCATTATTACCAAATTTATGCGGGAAGTCAAGTCTCATACGTTTATCTATTTCAGAATAGTATTCATTAGTATTAGCGTCAAAACCCTCTTCCTCGGTTAGTTTTTTGTGTAAATCAAAAGCTGTATAAGTCATAGCATTGTCTGTTCCAAACCAAGGGTTTTTTTCAGCCCATGCTTCAGCTTTTGGATCCGTTGAAATAGCTTTTGGTTTAATAGCTTCTTCTAAAGTTTTAACAGCAGGTTCTTCTTTTTTAACTTCTGATGCTTTTTTTAAATTAGCTACTCTTGCTTCTTCAACGCCTAATTTTGCAATCATTTTTTGTGCCTCAACTTCAGCAGCTATGTCTCCAGCTTCTCTTGCTCTTGTTAATTGAGCTTGAGCAGCTTGTAATCCTGAAACTACTCTGCCTTCCATTGCTGTTACATAATTAGGTTCTATTGTATTTAGTTTAGTTTTCAAATTTTGTTGATCAGCCATAACTTTTTTTGCGTACTCTAAAGCAGCTTCTTTTTGTCTTTCTGCTTCACGCATTTTTTTAGTTAGCTTAGCAATTCTTTTTTGAACACCTTCACTATAATCTTCTAATTCTTTTTTCTTCTCTACTGTTTCTTGTTTCTCTTCTTGTTTTTCTTCAACTTTTACTTCTTCCTTTGGTTCGTTTTCTTCTACTTTAGTTTCCCTTTCATTTTCAAATGAAATATCTGTTCCATGATCTTTTTCTTTCTCATATGTTCGTTTGTCATCTTTCTTATCAGAAATATCTACTTCTACTTCAGGTCCTGAAGTATCTATGTCGACCATTTCTCTGTCTTCTGTGTTTAGTTTTTTATCTTCTGGCATAGTTTGCTCCTTCTATGTTTTAATACTGATGAAATATATCTTCGGGATTTTCGATGGTTGCTAAAATTTCATCATCATTTAACAATCTAACTTCCCCGCCATCGATCTGTATTCTTGATCCAGCATATCTAGCATAAATAACCCAGTCACCTTTTTTACACCAAGGCCCCTCTGGATATCTCTCTTTATCATAACATTGAGAACCCATGTTTAAAACCATTCCACAATTAGAACCTATTTGTTGTCTTTCTAATGTGTCTTGACCTAAATAAAGTCCACCTTTAGTTTTTTCTTTCATTTTAAATGGTAAAATTAAAATTCTCCATCCTGTTGGATTCGGTAATTTAGATGATTCTTTTTTTGAAAGATCTGCTTGTTTTTGATTTTGTTTTTTATCTTCTTCGTTATATTTTTCTTCTAAAGCCAGTTTAACTTTAGGTTCCTCTGTTGTTGAGGTCGATAACTGTTCCTTTTTCATCTTTTTGCTCCTTATTATCTAGCAGGTTAGAGATTTCCTGTAACAAATACTGATATGTACGCGCTTGTCCTAACATATACTGATATTTTTCCATATTGTCAACACCTCCACTAATTAACGTATCACCAATTCGTTGAAGGTTTTCTCTCACTATTTTTTGTATTTTAGATACTATTACTAGTCCATCTTCCATTATAACACCGCTCCTCTCTCTGGTTCAAACTCCTCTAAAACATCTATTTTTTCTTTTGCATTAGCTATTTTTTCTACTTGTTTATTTATCTCGTCAATGTGTTGTGGATGTTCTCCAATACCAACTGAATTATTAAGATAAATATTTATTGTGGCATCTGCTTCTGCAATCTCTGCTTCGTATCTAGCTCTAAGTGCTTCTAGTATTGCTCTTCGCATTTCTTATTGACTCCTTTCCTTTCTTAAATATAGCAGCGACTTGATTTTTTTTCATAACTTTGGCACGCTGTTCTCCAACAGTTAATATTTGTATTTTTCTAGCAAATGGTTTGCTAATACGTTTTACTTTTGCAACAGTCGCCCTTGCATCTGCAGGTGTTGCAAATTTTATCTTAACTGTATCTCTTGGATTTTCATCCGTATACAATCTTCGTCCTGAACCTTTAGGTTTTTTTCCCGTTCCCTTTTTTGGATCCGCCATTGATAACTCCTTTTAATGTTTTAGCTTGTTTAGCATGTGTCTTAGATGCTTTTGTTAAACCTTTGATTACTTTTTTAATCTTTTGTTTTTTTAACATTTCCATCTCCTTCTTGCCTGACGGATACGTGAGTTCGGATCGTTACGAGTTTTTGCTGAAGCTCTTTTGAGCTGACCTAGTGATCTTGCGCAGTATGATTTTCTACGTTTAGCAGCTTTTGATCCTGGTTTCACTTTACCAGTCACGGCTGTTTTTAGTTTAGAGCCAGGATTTAATCTTCTGTAGGCTTTGACCCCGGCTCGTGTCATTCCTGCTCCAGACTTTGTAGGTCTAAAGTTTTTTTTATTTCTCGCTGGCATTGTACCTTTTGAGTAATACGCTCTCATTAGATCATGCCTTTATAATATTTAAGATAAGATGGATTTGATAAAGTAACTCCACCATAATCACTTTTTATACTTTTACCTATGTATCCAGCAGCATAACCTGACGCTGCTTTAGTTCTTTTAGTAAAAGTTTTTACATTTGTTGGTTTACCACCAACACCTTGTGCAACTGCTCTTTTTCTTTTTACTGCTGAACGTCTTTGTCCCTCTGACATTCCTCTTGCTTTAGCTAGTGGAACACATTTTGGGTACTTACGTTTTGCATCTGCTTTCTGTTTAGAACGACCGCATTTTGAAAAAGAACCATCTTTCTTTTTACTTCCAATGTCCACCCATTTCTGTTTGAACCATTTATCTAGACCGTTCTTAGCCATGGCTACCCTCTTGGTCTTCGTGCTTTACCAAAACCTTTTATTTGTATACAAGCTTTACCACCCATACCTAAACCCTGTCTTTTTAGTCTCTGTGTAGCTTCAGTAAGTCCACCGCCAGCTTGATATATTCTACCACCCTCAGCTTTTTTAGGACCTCTAAAATCTTTTCTTTTTACACCAGATGGATCTTTAATTTTACCAGCACAAATTTTAGAAGCGTAGGCGTTAGCATATGCTGACGGATACACTTTAAATTTTCGCTTAGCTGCGGCTTTACCTCTAGGACATAGTTTAGTCATTATCTTTTTCTCGCTGTTTGTGCAGCTCTTCTAAAGTTTGCTGCAGTCGGTGAACCTTTAGCTCCTTTTTTTCTCATCTTCTCTCCAGAGCCAGCAGCAATCCTTCTTTTTTTAGCTGCTATGTTTGCGTACAAACCTCTACCAGCCATTATGCTTTACCTTTTTTCTTAGCCATCATAAATTTTTTAAGACCAGGATTTAATTTAGACATACCTCCGCCCATTTTTTTTACTCTGCCACCCATGGCCATTTTACCTTTTCCATCAGCAGCATAAAAAGGAACTTTTTGACCTTTTTTGTTAGTGACCATTTTTAATTTGCCACCATTTTGCATTTTAGGTCGCTTCATCATTCCGCCACCCATTTTTTTTACTCTTCCACCCATTTTATATCCTTTAGGTGATACTTGTTTGTTGTATAATCTATTTGCCATTTTTATTTCCTCCGTTTTTAAAAATTTGCGTTCCCTTTATACCATAAATACTCGCCACGACAAGGATCCAAAGATTAGTAAACCATTTCGGAAGTTCTGAAAACATCTCAAAGAATAATTTTACTTTATCCATAGCAGTCGGATCGTCCGATATCACTGCCCAGGCCAAAATTACGACGGGCAAACTAAGAATTATCAAAACTGCCTCGTCTTTCCAGTCCGATTGTCGACTTTCTAGTAATTTTCCCTGGTAAGCCTCCTCACCTCGGGCCATTTTTTCTGCATGCATTAATTGTGCATCAGACATAGCTTGTTTTGTTCTTTGACGGTTAGCATAAATTTTACTTCCCGTAGACATTGCTAATTTAATTGCTGATAACCACATATTATCCTTTTCTTATGATTGATACAGCGTCAGGCACTTTATCTGTTGACGGTATTGTTTTACTTAAGATAGTTTTTTGAATAGAAGTATCCGCTCTCATTTTTGCAAGCTCTTCATTTTGTTTTAACTTCTCATCTTGGTTTTGATCGCTCATCATAGCTCTCATTCTATCTAAATTTAATCTCTCTTTGCCTTCTTTTTCTTTTCTATCATTTTCTTTAGCTTGTAAATCTAATTCTCTTGCTCTTAATTTAGCAATTGGATCATTATCAAACTGTGAAGTTATTTTTTTCTCTTCTTTTGCGTACTCATCCATCATGTCAGCAATTAAAACTGCTTTTCTAGCTTCAACTTTCTCTTGTAACATCCTCATTTGTTGTTGAATTTGTGGATTTTGCATCGCTACCCGTTGCATTTGTGCTATTTGTGGTAATTCTTCTCTAAATTCTAACTCAATTTGCTCTTGTGCCATCAAACTTATGTGTTCAAGTATGTTTTTTTGTATTGCAGCTCCAACTATTGGTGCATTTTTCACCATATTTGTCTCCATAAAATTTAAATGCGCTGTAATATGTGATCTGTGATCCTGTCCGGGAAAAGCTTGGAACGGTTTACCAGCTAAAGCATCGATATGTTCTAGCGCTGGGTCTTTTGGCATTGGTTTTTCTGGTTTTTTTAAAATTAAATCAATATCTTTTACACCTAAAGCTTCATACATATTTCTGTAAACTTCGTATTGGTTATGAATTGCAGGATTAGAAGCTGCCAGTTGCATTTCCGTTTGAGCGAGTGATATCCGCTGTGTTTGAGAAAATATATTCGGGTCTGCAACCGGCAATATATCTATGCGGTCATCGAAATCACTTTGCATGATTTGTCTTTGACCGCCAACAACATCATAAGGGTAAACTGGAGGTAAGTAAAGTTTAAAAACTCTTGCCATTAAACCAAACTCACGTTTCATAGAAGCATATAATCTTTTATGAATTGCTGACATTGTTCTAGATCCTCTTTCTAACATAGCAACAGTAGTTCCGACTGCAGCGTTTTGATTACCTTCGCCTACTTGCATATCTGCAATAGATGCAAATCTTTGCCCTGCACCAACTACAACACTCATCAATTGTAATAATGTTGTTGATGGTTCTTTAAATGGTAAAGGCATAAATGCATCTCGTAGATTACCACCTGGTGCATCTACATCTCTAAACTCTCCAGGTTGAATAGGTTGTGCTTCGTCTCGCATCTTGATACCACGCATCTTGAATCCTGCTGGTAAATTAGACAGGGTTCCGGCGTCAAGGAGCGATCTTAATGCAACAGTTGCTGATCTTGATAATCCACCAATCATATGAATTAAACCAAAACCATAAAAACCTAAACCTGGTAAAAATTTAAAATGTACAAAATATTGTATTCTAGTTTTTTTAACATCACCTACTTCATAGTTTCTTCTAATAGATAAAACTTCTCTTGATGATTCTTCTATAGTTACAATGTAAGGTAATTTAATTCCTGTTGGTTCTCCTTCAATGTCTGAATCTTCAAAACCATCAATATCTAAATTTGCATGACACTCTAAAAGAGTAAACATTTTTTGATTCCTACCTCTGCTTACACCCTCTAGTTCTCTTTCTTTTTTCTGTGCTTCTGTTTCATTTTCTTGACCTGGGCTTAACTCGATATCTCTATAAAAACCACCAACTTGTTGTTTTCTTAAATCGTTTTCTGAAATTCTAACTACATGAATAATTGTTTCCGCATCATCCAATGAGGTAGCTGTGTACGGAACAATTAAATCATCCGCAGGAACAAATTTAGAAACTGTTCTCTGCATAATTTCGTCGTAGTAAATTTTTTTAAATGTAGATCCAGCTAGAGGTAAATAAAATAACATCTGATCAAATTCAGATTCATATTCTTTCATATCATTCATGATTTGGTAATTCATAAATTCTTTTACTCTTATAGATTGTTGTTCTTTGTCTGGAGTTGGTAGTCCAACAACCTGTGTTCTAACTGGACCTTGAGAGGGTAGTAGTTCTTTATATGCTAAAGATTGAAACTGAGTAACAGCTTCAGCTAAAACTGGGTGAGTTGCACCTGAAGCTCCTCTAAATGGTTCTGAGCTTTCTTCGTATTTAAATCCTAAAAGATCTAAACCTTTTGTATAAGAAGTTTCCCAATCTTTTCTAGAATTTTTATAATCTTGGTAGTTATCATATAACTCACTGCCAATTGTGTGTAATACTTCATCTGGTAATAATTCTGCAAGATTTGCAAAGTGATCATTACCTTGTTCTTGATTAGCTGCAGATGGATCAAAATTTACATCAACACTCCCATCTTCATTTGGTTGAATATCTATTGGTTGTTCTGGTGTATCTTTTTCTAACTCGACCTGTATTTCTTCAGGGCTAGGAATATTTATTTCTTTTCTTACCTCGTTGGGTAAGGCCTTGTCTATATTGTCTGCCATTCATTTTCTCCAGTTTTACTGTCTTACCAGTATTATAATTAATATTCAACCCCTGTGGTGTTGGTCCTGATTTTGGTGGTGGTCCTGACTTTTTACCTATCATTATGCACCTGAAAACTCTCCGAAAGAAAACTCATCTCTTTCTTTTGCAAGCTCTTCTCTCTCTGCTGGTGACATAGCTTCTAACTCTTGGTATCTTTCATACGCATCTTTTCCTAAACCTATTGCAGTCAAACCTGCACCAACAGGTGTAAAAGCTCTTGCTGCTCTAAAAAATGGATTTGCTGCTACTCTACCAATTGTAGATAAAATACCTGTGCCTCTAGGTGCTATTTGACCTACAGTTCTTTTTGCAAGTTCTGGATATAATAAATTTGTTCCAACTTCTACATCTGCAAATGCTTCAAGTAGACTTTCACCTTTTTCTAAATTTTCTTTTATCTTTGTACCAGCAAAAGTTGCAGCAACTGTTGGTGTGCTCAAGACTCTGGCAACATCACCAAGTCCTGTTAAAATATTTTTAGGGTCAAAGAATGGGTTTGCACTTAATTGTTTTCTTACATTTGCTCTAGCCATTAAATCATCAGGAGATCCAGCTTTTGTTTTTTCTGGAACAGGAATTTTGTCTGCTGTAGTTATGCCGGGTATTATTTTTAATTTTTCAATATCAGATATTTTTTTACCAAAAACTTTTCTTTCTTTAAATGTCATATCTTTATAAATTTTATTTTCTCCTTCAAGGCCAGCAAAAGACATTTTATAATTACCAGCTTTAGGTTTAAAAACACCTGTTTCTGGATCAACTTGAAAATATCCAATTTGACCTTTATATTTTTTTCCAAGATCTTGAATTGCGTTCATTACATTTTTTTTAGCTTTCGCATTGTTTATAAGTATTTCTTTTTTATAACCTTCAGGTTTAACTTTTAATAAATATTCTTGATCCTCTGCAATTTTTTGACCAATTATATTATAACCTATTAATTTATTATTCATATCTGCATCAATCACAGTGGTTGTTTTAGTTCCTGGTTTTGCAGATTCAATAATAGGATAGACATGACTAAAAGCTCTGTTTATTTTTTTTCCACCTATGATAGATATTTCACTACCTTGTGCAGCTTTAATTTTTTCTCTTCTATTAATATTACCTTGATTTACTTCTTCTATTCTTTTTTTACCTTTAGATTTAAATTTTAATTTATCTCTATATCTTACTCCGTCAGGGCCCTTCTGATCTAATTCTTTTCTAGAAATTAATTCTCTTGTATTATATTCACTATCTCCCATTAAATCTTCTGGATTTTGTTCAAAAAATTTTCCATTAATTTCTATCAAAGGTGCTTCATTAATTACCTTTTGAAGTTCTTCTAAACTTCTTAATGGTCTAATTGCAGTAAACTGATTTTTAGGGGGAGTCTTACTAAAAAAAGTTCCAAACCTATTTCCTTTTTTATATATGTGACCTGTTTTTTCATTATATACTGGACTTGTATCTGCCAATCCACCATTATCAAAATTTTGTCTAGACTCTGGTCGCAACAGGTACGCCATCATTTCATTGTATTCGTGAATCTTCATTATACCTTTAATATATAAGCTAGCCCGCCGCTTGCCGCTTGAACCCTGCCGCCGGTTGCAATGTCATCTCTACCTGAATAACCTTTTCTTCTTAATGCCTCAAATAACTTTGTAAAGTCT